TTGCCATCGATCTGGAACAGATTGGTCAGGGTCACGTTACACACCTCCTGTGGCAATGGCCTGTTTGCGCTGCCAGCGCTGTACGGCGCGGCCTACGTCCTCGTCGGTCAGCTCAATGCCGTACACGGCGAAAAGGATCTCCCGCAGCACGGCCACAACGGCTTCAAAGCCAGCCATCTGGCCCGCCTGCAGGTCCTCCATGACCTCGGCCACAGCCTGCTTGATGGTGTCCAGCGGAGCTTCTACGTTGGTGCCGTGGCTCTGATCGCCCAGCACGGCCAGAAACTCCCGGTTCGCCGGGATGACCGCGCCCTGCGCCAGGTAGGGAATCTGCGGGGCGGTCAGGGGGCTGATATTAAACCCGACATGCCCGCCGCCGAATATGTCCGGCAGGTCGAACGACAACCCGTTCAGCGCGTTGATGACCGCATTGATGCCGGTCACAACGGCGGAGATCATCCGATTGATGAAGCCGATGATGCCGTTGACGGCGGTCTTGATGGCGTTCGTCATCTTATCCCAGACGGTGTTGACTGTGTTGCCGATGGCCTGCCAGGCAGCATCCCAGTTGCCGCGGAACACGGCGCTTAAAAAGTCCGTCAGCCCGCGCAGCACAACAACGGCCAGATCGATGGCATCCGCAATAGCCCCAACGGCCACGCCAACAACGTCCGCAATGGCGTTGAATACCTCAGCAAACGCGGGGCCGAATGTGGCGATGATCCACTTGGCCACCGGGGCCAGCAGGTTGTTCCACAGGTCCAGCAGGCAGTTGGCAACGCTTGCCACCAGCAAAAGAATGTCATCCCACAGGGGCTTGAGATGGGAGGACCACAACTGCTGCAGAACGCTGATCAGGTTCTGCAGGATTGGCTTGACAATGGTTTCCCACAGGAGGGTGGCCAGATCCTCCAGATTCTGGAACGCAAGGATCACACCGTCCATAAGGGGCTGCCCGTAAGTATCCCAGGCGGTTTTGATGCCGCTCATCAGGTCTTGCCAGATCTGCAAAAGCAGGTCAAGCGCAGGGATCAGCACACCATTGATGGCGTCCGTGCCAATTCCGCATGCCCAGGTGAACAGGTCGGCCAGGACATAAATGGCAGTGGAAGCAACACCGCCCACAATGGGGGCAAACGCTTCCGAAAACGCATTGATCACACCAGGGGCAAACGTGCCGCTCAGATAGGTGAGCAGTGGGGAAAGCCCCTCGTTCCAAAAAGCAAGCGCTGCCTGTTGAACCTCCGGCCAGACGGCGCTGGCCGCGTTCCGTATCTGTTCCCATGCGGCGCTCCATGCGGCAACGCTGGGGGCCAGCAGCGTCTGGAAGGTGCTCCAAAAGTTCTTCAGCTTGTCCGTGATCCCGCCCAGAGGGCTGGCAATATGATCAAAATTATAGTTTGCTCCGCCGCTGCTCCCTGTCTTGGCGTCCAGCCGCTCGATCTCATCAAACCCGGCCAGGCTGCGCTTGGCCTTGTCGGCCTGCTTGGAGGTGGATCCGGCGGCGCTGCCAACGGCATTGATCCCCTTGGCGGTCTGCTTCATGCTGGAGATGCTTTTCCCGGTCAGGAGAGAAAGCAGACGAAGAAAGCCGTTGATCAGAGAGGTGAGAAGGTTCAGCAACCCGATAATCGCAGGGGAAAGCGCGGAAGCCAGCCCTGCGGCAGCAGTGGCTGCGGCACCCTTTAACTTGCCAAGCGCGGTGCTTACCCCGTTTGTTTTGGCAATCGTGGTTCCCATCACGTTTACCACGGAGCGCAGGGCGGAGGAGATCAGGTTAAATACCAGTGCCCCCGACACAATACCTGCAAGTCTACGGCCAAGCTGCCCCACAGCCTTGGAGGTCCGCGCAACGGCAGTCGCGGCAATCTGGGCTTTCTCCGCCATCGTTGTGGATTTACCCGCCGTGGCGGCTGTGGAGTTCCCCGACGCAGCCATAGCCATGGCCGCCTGCTCCCGCACGGCACGCTGCTCGGCGGCCTGGGCGGCCTTATCCTGTGCGGCAACGGCCTTTTGCGTCTCCGCCACAATGAGCTCCGCGTGCTGCGTGGCGGTTTCGTTCATGGTTCCGTAGGCTTTGTTCTGGCGCTCTCTAATTTTGGCAAAGGACTTTTCAATGTCCGCCGCCTGCTTATTGAAGTACGCCTGCATGGAATCTTCGCCGTTCAGGTACTGCGCCAGGCTGCTTTGGCGGATTACCGCCTGCTCTTCGGTCGCCAGCTGTGCGGCCAGCGCCGCGTGCTGGTCCTGCAGACCGGAAAGCGCGCTTTCCTGCTCGGTATACTTTGCCGTCAGGCCGGGAATGGACTGCTGCAGCTTGTCCAGCGCACCCTGAAGCTCCGACGCTTTGGCAGCGTCAGTGGCAAAATGCTGGCCCACAAACTCCTGTGCTTTCAGGTTTGCTGTCTCCGGGGTGAGCGATGGATTCCGCTGCTTCTCAATCTCGGCCCGGCGTTTTACAAAGCTGTCCAGCTGTTCGTTCACGTTTTCCAGCTCTGCCGCCGTGGATTCCGCCTTGCTCTGGGCATCGGAAAGCTCTTTCCCAAGCGCCAGATGCTTGCTGTTTGCGGTATTGATCTGCTTGTCCAGCGCAGCAACCTGCTGGGCGGTGCTCTTGGCCTTGGCCTGCAGCTCTTTCAGCTCGGCATAGGCGCCTTTATTGTTGATTCTGGTATCCAGGATGATCGACCCATCAGCCAAACATTACACCCCCAGACTTTTGAAAAATTCTTCTTCCGCGCTGGTCAGCTTGTGTTTGGGCAGGGTGACCAGATCGGGATTGTTGCGCACAAATTCCTGCTCGGCTTTGTCCAGCTTTTTGCCGTGCAGGCGCTTATTGCGGATGGAGACGACCTGCGCAAACTGGCCGTCCCCGATGCAGCCAAATGCCCCGATGAACTCCCACCAGTGCAGGTAGGCGCAGCGGCGGCAACTGTAGCCCAGAACTTTGTCCACTGCCGGTGCCATGATGGCGGCGTCGGTGTCCCAGTCCACAAGGGCGGGCTTTGGCACGGCGGCTTCCACCGGCTTGC